CAGCACCAAAGAAAGACCAAGTGCAAGGAAGTAAGAAAAATCCAAAAGGTTCTGCAAGTGGCAAAAAAGGTGGCATTGACTTTAGCGAAAGCACAGAAAAATCTATTAGGGGAAGAATAGAAAAACATAATGAAGATGTTAAGGGTATGGCAGATTGGCGTAAATTAAAAATGGGAACTGCAAAGGCAGTTGTTAGACGTGGATTTGGTGCGTATTCAACAAGTCATAGACCGGGTGTTAGTCGTCAAGCGTGGGGACTAGCTAGGTTACGTGCATTTAGTTACTTACTAAAAAACAATAGACCACAAAACCCAAAGTACAGATCAGACAATGATTTGCTACCAACAGAACACCCACGATACAGTAAAAAGGAAGAAAAAATGAGTACACAACATTTAGATGTGTTTGATAGACCAGTTGCTATATCACAAACACTAGAAACACAAAAACGCAACACTATTCTTAAAGAAATGAACAATCAAACTGAAAATAGAAGTTTTACATTTAGTGCAGTAGAAGAACGCAATACTAACGATAACGATACATTGTTGTTTACAGGTTACGCTTCTGTGTTTGATAAACCTTATGGCGTAAGGGATAGCCGTGGACAATATAACGAAACAATAAAACAGGGTGCGTTTAAGAAAACATTAAAAGAACAAGATGACGTAAGATTTTTAGTTAATCACGATGGTATTCCGTTGGCTAGAACATCATCAGGTACATTACAACTAGAAGAAGATGATTATGGTTTATTTGTACGTGCTGAACTAGATCCATCAAACCCAACTGTTGCAGAAGTATCAAGTGCTATGAAACGTGGCGACTTAAATGAAATGTCATTTGCTTTTGCAGCTATTAAAGACAATTTTGATAATAATGGTGAAAACAGAGAAGTAAACGAAGCACGATTATTTGACGTATCAGTTGTAACATATCCAGCTAATCCGTGGGCAGGTGCAAAACTTCGTGGCATAGATATAGAAAACTTGCACAAAGAATTAGTTGAAGCTAGAAGTGGCGAAAAAGCAACTGAAATACTAGAAAGTTTTATTAACCAAGTCGCAGATAGTGATAACGTTGATAAAAAGCGAAGCAATCCTAAAGTGGATTTATTAAAAATGAAACTTGAAAGGGACGGTATTCGCTAAAGACGTATAGCCGTGGTTATAGCCGTGTATCACACTTGACTACCACACTCTACGCAGAAGTATAAGAAAATAACAACAAGGAAATTAAATTGAAAAAATTAATTGAAGCTAGAGAAGCTAAAGTAGCTGAACTTGACGGTCTTGTTACAGAACTTGATGAAATGGAAGCTGGAGAAGAATTTGACGGCAAATTTGCTAGATCAAACGAACTTCACGCTGAAATCAAAGATATGAATGTAAAGATTGATGAAGCAAGAGAAGCAGCTGAAACTTTGAAAGCAGTTAAAGAAAGTAGAAATGAACTTGGTGTTGAGGACGAGGACTTAGGCGATAAAGAAGCTGTTGTAGAAGTAAACGAGCCAGATATGTACAGAAAGGGTGGCGAACACTCTTTTATATCAGACGCTTACGCAGCTAGATCAGGCGACTTTAAAGCACAAGAAAGACTTAACAACCACCAAGATCACGAAGCTAGAGATGTTGGCACAGGTGCTTTTACAGGATTAGTTGTACCACAATACTTAGTAGATGAGTACGCACCAATCGCAAGGGCAGGAAGTGCATTTTATAACGCAGTTCCTAAAAAGGACTTACCAGCATACGGAAACAAAATAGAAATATCAAGAATAACAACTGGATCAGCAGCAGCAGAACAAGCTAGTCAAAATTCAGCTGTACAAGAAACCAATATGGACGACACCTTATTAACAGTTAATGTTGATACTGTTGCAGGACAACAAGACGTTTCAAGACAAGCACTTGAACGTGGTGGACAACCGGGTTTCTCAATGGAAAACATTATTTTCCAAGACTTGGTAGCAGCTTATTTTGGTAAGTTAGATCAGTTGATGATTAACGGTTCTGGTTCTTCTGGACAACCATTAGGAATTAGAAACGTATCTGGTATTAATACAGTAACTTACACAGACGGTACACCAACTGTTGGTGAAGCATTTCCAAAACTTGCAGACGCAGTTCAAAAAGTGAATGCAAACAGATTTGCACCAGCACAAGCAATAATTATGCACCCAAGACGTTGGGGTTTCTTTACAGCAGGAGTAGACGGAAATTCAAGACCGTTAGTACTTCCAGCAGGTAATAACCCGGACAATGCTATGGGCGTTGGTGACGCAGCTGCATACGGTAACGTAGTTGGAAACTTATTAGGACTTCCAGTTATCACAGACGCAAATATTGTAACTGATGACGGTGGTGGTTCAAACCAAGACCAAATCTATGTTGTCAAAGCTGATGACCATATCTTATTTGAAGATAATCTATTTCAGTTGAAATTTGAAGAAACAAACGCAGGATCATTAACAACTAAAATGGTTGTTTATGGTTATGTTGCTTTTGCTTCTGGAAGATATCCAGCAGGAATTACAAAAATACAAGGAACAGGTTTAATTACACCTAGTTTCTAAGTTAATGGTTTAGGTGTGTCTAGCAATAGACACACCAGACCATATAGGAAAGAATTATGGCAAAAAAAGACAAAGAATTAATAAAAGCACTTAAAGACGAACTTAAAAGCTATGAACTTTATGGAAAGGCAAAACGTGCTAAAGAAGTTAAAGACGCAATTAAAAAAGCTGGTGGAACAGTTGAAACTAAAACTGCAAAACCTAAAGCTGAAAAAAAAGTAGATAAGAAAAAGTAATTATGCCAAAAGGTTATGGTTACGGAAAAAAGAAAATGAAAGGTGGCAAAGGTAAAGGCCGAAAGAAAGGTAGATAATATCTTATGGCAATTACTAACGGCTACTGTACACAGAACGAATTTAAGACGTTTGTTGGCATACCAACAAGCGATAGTGCTGATGATAGCTTAATTGATGACGCAGTAAATGCAGCTTCACGACAAATAGACGCATTTTGTGGCAGACAGTTTTACGCAGACGGTGCAGCTTCAGCACGTAAATTTTTTACAAACGATCTATACAGACTTCGTGTAGATGATATTTCAACAGCTACTGGTCTAGTAGTTAAATATGATGATGATGATGACGGAACTTATGAAAAAACCGTATCATCTAGCGATTATCAAGTATTACCAATAAACGGTGTTGTGGGTGGCATACAAGGAAACCCGTTTTATATTGTAGAATTAATTTCAGACGGTAGTCACGAGTGGCCACTAGATTTTTCAAGTAATAGACCACGTGCAGAAATAACTGCAAAATGGGGTTATGCAAGTGTCCCGGCACAAATCAAACAAGCTACACTAATGTTATCAAGCGAACTATTTGCTATGCGAAACGCACCACTAGGCGTTGCCGGTGTTGGTGATTTTGGCGTAGTTAATATTCAACAAAACAGGGAAATCACACGATTAATTGCACCATTTCGTAAAGGCACAATTTTAGGTGTTTCCTAGTGTCTACACTTGCTGAAATTACAGACGGTATGAAAACAACATTAAATAATATTTCTGGACTTCGTTGTTATGATAATGTTCCAGATATGGGTTTAAACTTTCCAGCAGCATTTATTGTTCCAACAGATATACAATTTGATTTAGCTATGCAAAGGGGAACTGATCTATATACATTTGATGTTTTAATTGCAGTACAACGTGCAGACAGCAGAACAGCACAAGACAAGCTACACGGATATATAACAGGGCAAGGTTCAAATAGCGTAAGACAAACTATATTTAATAATAGGACTTTAGGACTTAGTGATACAGACGCAAGGGCAGTATCGGTTTCAAATGTAAGTGCAGATGTAAGCGTAAATGGAATTGACGCAATCGGTGCTAACATTGAAGTACAGGTTTATACGAAAGGAACAAGTTAATGAATTGTTGTATGTCTTGTCCAGACACTTGTAAGGGTGGATCAAATGGCAAAATATAAAATTATTGGTAATAAAAAAGTAATGGATAAAGAAAAGGGACAAATCATTACTATTGAAGATGAAAATATTGCTAAGTCATTAATAAAAGGTGGTCATATTGAACCGACTACAATTAAGAAAAAACGTGCTAGAAAAAAAGACGGCACATATATAAAAGATGATAAAAGCACACCAAACATCAATGAAGCGTGGGAAGTAGATAATGGCTAAATTTGTATTCAATGACGGTAAAGTATTTAGTGGTGGGTACGATTTATCAGACCACGTAACAAGCGTAAATTTAGAAATGACAGCTGAAGAATTAGACGCAACAACAATTAATAGTGGTGGTTTTAAATCTAAATTAGGTGGACTTAAAGATAGTACATTATCAATGGACGGTTTTTATGAAGCTGGTGCAAATAAACCAGACGCTTTACTTGGTGCTTCAATAGGCAACGAATTAATCGTTACAACAGTACCAGACGCAGGTGTAGGCAATACAGCTTACTTTATGAAGTCAAGATTATTTAGTTATCAAATGTTTGGATCTGTTGGTGAAATAGCACCATTTACTATTTCAAAATCGCAATCAGATGATGAGGTAGTACAAGGCAAAATAGAAATAGACGGTGCTTTAACAGCTAGTGGTAATTCAACCGGGGTACAGTTAGGTGCAGTTGGTGCAACAGAAAAAGTTTATGTTGCTATACATTGTACAGCTGTTAGTGGTACATCAACACCAACAGTAACTTTTAAGTTGC